TGACAAACAAAACCCTGACAAGCCCTGTACTAACTACTCCTCAATTGGGAACACCTGCTAGTGGTGTTTTAACAAACGCTACAGGTCTTCCTTTATCCACAGGTGTAACAGGTACTTTACCCATAGCTAATGGCGGCACAGGTGCATCTACACTAGCAGGGGCTAATATTCCTGTTGTCAATGTCGCCAACACCTTTACTGGCACACAGACATTCTCAGGCACATCATCTGCTCAAGCCATTGTTCTAACCGATGCAGCCGAGGTAGCTACAGTATCTGCAACAGCCGCTACAGGCACGATTAACTACGACATTACAACTCAGTCTGTTCTGTATTACACAAGTAACGCAAGTGCTAACTGGACAGTTAACTTCAGAGGCTCTAGCGGTACGTCACTAAACACTCTGATGAGTACAGGTCAATCAATGACTGTGGCTTTCTTGGTTACTCAAGGCTCTACTGCTTATTACAACTCTGCGGTTCAAGTTGATGGCACTACATCAGGTGTTACGACACGTTGGCTTGGTGGTGCGCCTACTGCGGGGAACGCTAGTGGCATTGATTCCATGAGATACCTCATCATAAAAACTGCAAATGCAACATTTACAATTCTTGCGTCTGTCACACAGTTCAAAGCCTAATCATGTGTATCTGCAAAAAATGTAATGTTGACAAACCTTTGGATGAATTCCAAATGGACAAGCGTAGGAATAAACACTACGGCACTTGTCGGGTTTGTCGTGTCAAAGCGCAGAATGACAGAAGGCTTGCAAATATTGAGGAAAGCAGAAAGAAAACTCGTGAGTATTTGCGTGAGTGGAGGGCTAAGAATCCTGAGAAACAAGCCGCCATTAACAAGAAATATGACGAGAAAAACAGAGATAAGCGTAGTGCTTATGCTAAACAATATCGCAAAGACAATCCTGAAAAAGTTAAAGAACAGGTAAAAGCATGGGTTAAAGCCAATCCTGAGAAAATAAAAGGCTATATGAAGAAAGCATCAAAGGCTTGGCACGAGCGTAATCCTGATTATCAAAGCAACTTCTATAAAGCCCACAAAGAGCGTTATGTTGCGGCCAGAGCAAGGCGTAGAGCGGCTCAGGACTCAGCTACACCAACTTGGTTAACAGCCATTGATAAAGCCATGATTCAAGAGATGTACGATGTTTCTGAAGCAAGGTATATCCAAACTGGTATAAAACACCATGTTGACCATATCGTTCCAATTAACGGAAAAGGCGTAGCGGGTATGCACGTTCCTTGGAATTTACAAGTTATAACTGCTCATGAAAATCTGAGCAAAGGTTGGAGGTTTTAATGCCATTACAAGCAACTAGCGGTGCAGCTTCTTATGATGGGTTTGGTGGTGGTGCGGCCGCTGTTCCTAAATATATAGAGGAATATTTTTCTACGTTTTTGTATAAGGGAACAGACGCAACACAAACCATTACCAATGGCATTGACTTGTCTACTAAGGGCGGTTTGGTTTGGATTAAAGACAGAACGTCTGCCGCAAATCATTATTTGTTTGACACAGAGCGTGGAGCGACAAGTCGTATCTTTTCAAACCTTACTAATGCGGCAAGTACAACTTCATCAACAAATTACTTTCAATCATTTAACAACAATGGTTTTACTGTTGGATATGCAAATTCAGATGCGGCAAGTAACTACGCCTCATGGTCTATAGCAAAAGCACCAAAGTTCTTTGATGTTGTGACTTATACGGGGAATGGTGTTAATAGTAGAACTGTTGCTCATTCACTTAATTCTGTTCCTGCTTGCGTAATTGTTAAATGTACAAGTTCAAGTGGTAATTGGGCTGTTTGGCATAGAGGCAATGGCACAACTGATTACACACAGTTAAATCTCAATACAACAAATGCCGCTGGAAATATTGGCGGTGGCAACTATGCTGAATTTACTTCTACAACATTTAAACCTAGATATGTTGAAAGTACGGCAGGAAATACAAGCAACATAGATGGCGAAACCTACGTAGCCTACCTATTCGCCCACAACGCAGGAGGCTTTGGTCTGACTGGTACAGACAATGTGATTTCGTGTGGTGGTTTTACTGTTAGTGGTGGCGCAACTACAACAATAAATCTTGGCTACGAGCCTCAGTGGATTCTTACTAAACGTGCAGACACCACAGGTAATTGGGAACTGTTTGACACTATGCGTGGGTTAACTGTTGACTTTAACAATAGTGCAATTTTGTATCCAAACTTATCCGCTGCTGAAACTGCTGCTGGTGGTACTGCAAGAATATTGGTAACTTCTACGGGATTTAAATATAACCCAGCAGCTCAAACAGACCAAATCATCTACATAGCCATTCGCAGAGGCCCAATGAAAGTGCCTACGAGTGGGACTAGTGTTTACGCAACAGATACACGCAATGGAACTGCGCCAAACCCCCCAACTTTTAATAGTGGATTCCCTGTTGATTGGGCTTTAAGCCGTGATGTATCCCAAACATGGGACTGGGTTGTTTCTCAAAGGCTTTTGGGAAATTCGGGTTTTGAGGGCATTAGTACTGTTGCCGCAACCGACCTTGGAGGAGATTGGGGTGCGTTTGGTTTCATGGATGGCCACAACACGCTTGGAACTGTAAATGCAAACTACCGAAGTTGGATGTTCCGCAGATATCCTAGTGTCTTTGATGAGGTTTGCTATACAGGGACGGGAAGTGCTACGACTCAAACGCATAACTTGGGTGTAGTGCCTGAGTTAATGATAGTTAAGTGTCGAAACGATGTGAAAGATTGGTTGGTGTATTGCTCAGGGCTGACATCTGGCTACTTCATTAAACTGAATTTGTCTAATGCACAATCAAATTCAAACTACGCTTACATTTTTGGAAATGACATAACTGGTGTTGCGCCCACATCTTCAGTTTTTTCTGTTGGTTCTGGGAGCGATGTAAATGGTTCTGCTAAAACTTACACAGCCTACCTATTTGCCACTTGTGCAGGGGTTTCCAAGTGCTTCAATTACACAGGAAACGGCTCATCGCAAACTATTAACTGTGGATTTACTTCGGGGGCGAGGTGGATTCTAATTAAGCGCACCGACTCTACAGGAGATTGGTATGTCTGGGATTCTGCTAGGGGCATTGTTAGTGGGAATGACCCGCACCTTAGCCTTAATACAACAGCCGCTGAAGTAACTTCAGATGACACGATTGACACAGATTCAACTGGCTTTGTAGTCAACCAAGTTTCAGCAACTAATGTGAATGTATCTTCTGCAACCTACATTGGAATCGCCATAGCGTAAGGAAAATAATCATGCAAATTAGAATTCGTGAATCAGGACAAGTAATGTACGAAGCAGAATTTCGTGCATACACAAAAGCCAATGGTGGCCCATCATGGGAAACAACAACAACTGAAGTCTTAGAGGCTTTGGGTGCTGATGTAGTCTTTGAAGGCCCACAAGCTACTGGCGGTACTGTTTACCAATACTCTCAAGCCTCTGGTGTAGAGCAGATTGATGGCAAGTGGTACACTAAATATACTCTTGGACCCGTCTTTGTAGACGGTGAAACAACGGCTATTGAACAAGAGTCTGCTTACAAAGCCCAGAAAGATTCAGAGCAAGCAGCGTCAATACGTCAACAACGTAACGACAAGCTTAAAGAATCCGACTGGACTCAGGTAGAAGACGCACCTATTAACAAAACATTATGGGCAACTTATAGGCAATCTCTTCGTGACATAACAAGTCAAGAAGGTTTTCCTTGGAACATAACATGGCCAACAGAACCTTAAGGACTTTAAATGAATGAAGAAGTAACTCATACCCAAATCTACGAACGACTCTTAGCAGTAGAATCTAAAGTAGATAAACTAGATCAAAGCACTAACGAAGTAGTTAAAGCTTTTAATGCTGCTCAAGGTGCATTTATTGTCCTTGAGTGGCTTGCCAGAGCAGTTAAACCAATTATTATTGTTGGAGCTTTCTTTGGTGCTATATGGTTAGTAATAGAAAACAAATTATATAAGTAATGTTTATATCTGCTATTAGTCTTATTATAGCACTTAATCTCCCTATCAAGGAAGAATATAAATGTATTAGATGGTCTTGGTCAGGTGACGTATACAATCGGAAAGTTGTTTGTTTAGAATGGAAAAGGAAAGATAAAAAATGATTGATCCTCTAACAGCCCTAGCGGGTATACAGTCAGCAATTAACATGGTTAAGAAAGCTAGTAAAGTGGCTAATGACCTAGGTTCTCTTGCACCTATGATTGGTAAGATGTTTGATGCTAAAAGTGTAGCTACAAAAGCTATGCTTCAGGCTAAACAATCTGGTAAGGGTTCTAACATGGGGACTGCATTACAGATTGAAATGGCACTTGACCAAGCCAAAGTTTTTGAAGAAGAGCTTAAGATGCTCTTCATGCAGACAGGTAAGATTGATGTTTGGAATAAAATTAAAGCTAGGCAAGCAGAAATGGACTTAGCAGATGCTAAAGAAATAAGTGCTTTAAAGAGAGCAGAAAAGAAAGCTAAAGAAAAAGAACAGGAGATGAATGAGATAGCCATGATTATTGGTGGTGTCTTTTTTGTTTTATTCTTAGTCTTTGTTGGTGTTAATGAGTTAGTAAACTTTTGTGCAACTACCCACAGGTGTGGTAGATGAACGAATATCAGAAGACATTTGATTTAGCTTTAAAGATATTTGTTTATGGCTGTGTAGCTTTGTACTTTTTAGGCTTTCTTAAGTTTCTCCCTGACGATCTTTCTAATAAGATTGTTGCTTTATTGTTAAGTAAAATAGGATTATAATATGTTAGATATTTTAAGTGGTGGTATTTTAGGATCATTCTTTGGAGGTATCTTTAGGCTAGCCCCTGAAGTACTCAAGTGGTTAGATAAGAAGAATGAACGTTCACATGAGCTTAATATGTTTAAGTTTCAGTGTGACTTAGAGGCTCAACGTGGTCAACAAAAATTAGCTGAAATTGGTGCTCAACGTGAAGCCGCTATTGATGTTGGTGTTATGGGTGCTTTCCAGTCTGCTATCGAACAACAAACAGAAATGGTTAAAGCGGCAGGAGGCGGCTTCGTAGCTGCATTATCAGCCTCAGTACGACCCGTAGTAACATATTGGATCTTAGCTTTATGGTCTTTTGTTCATGTATGGTTGGCTTATAACTCATGGCATAATGGTATGCCTCCAGTAGAAGTATTCAAAGTAATGATGTCAGCAGACTTTGCGGCTCTTGTTTCTGGTACTCTTAATTACTGGTTTCTTGATCGTACACTCAGCAAACGTGGACTATGAACTTAACTATAGCCGCAGACTTGTGCAAACACTTTGAAGGCTTTAGTTCTAAGCCTTATACGTGTCCTGCTAATGTAGCTACTATTGGTTACGGCAGTACATACTATGCTGACGGTAGGAAAGTAACGCTTCAGGATCCTCCTATGAGTGAGCCTGAGGCTTACAAGCTACTACTTGCAGAATTACATCATACCTATTTGCCGGGTGCTCTTAGGTATTGTCCTGTACTAGCTACAGATGAAAAAAAATTAAATGCCATTGTTGACTTCTGTTACAACTTAGGTGTAGGTAGACTACAGACAAGTACATTAAGACGAAAGATTAATGAACAAGACTGGGCAGCTGCTAAAGATGAACTGAAGAAATGGAATAAAGGTGGGGGTAAAGTATTGGCTGGTCTTGACAAAAGACGCAAGGCTGAATGTGCTTTACTTGGTACCTAATAGTAATAAAAAGGATATCTCATGGCAACACCAATCGCAGACCTAGGCAAGGGAGGTCTCAACACAGACTTATCACCCTTGATTGTTCCTCCTAATGTATTTTCAGATGTATTGAACGTTCGATTTGACGACAATGCAGTACAAACAATTACAGGCGAAGGGGCATACAGGACTGTAGCTATTACGCCTGACTATGGTATTCACTGGAAACGTCCAGACCAAGGATATAATATCTTTGCTAAGAATGGGGCTATTGTTCGAGTAGATGCAGCAGGGAATACATCTAATATGTTTTCCTCTGCTGATGTCGTATACAACAACAGTGATTGGCAAGGAACCTTATTTAACGGTGGATTTGCTGTTGTAGTAAACAACGGTCAGACAACTCCACTGTACTGCTTATATGGCAGTGCTTCAGCAGGATCTACATTTCAACCTTTACCCGGATGGAACTATTTAGCTGGTCTTACAGTAACTGCTAAAGTAATCAGATCACTTAACTATTCTCTTGTTGCCGCTAACCTTACACTAACAGAGAGTGGTATTGTAACATATGCCCCAGGAACTGTACGTGTTTCTGTTCAGGCTCCTACAGGTAACATCCCTCAGGTATGGCAACCCGGAGTAACAACAGACACAGCTGATGAGTTTGAACTTAGTTCTACTTCTCAAATTCTTGATATGCTTGACCTTAGGGGTAGCATGTTTATTTACTCTGAAGACAGTATTAATATATTGTCTATTGGTAATGTCTCTAAAGTAACTCCATACTCAAAGTCTTATGGTATCCTCAGTACAGATTGTGTATGTGAGTTTGATGGTAATCACTTTGTAGTAGACCGTAATGACATTTATGTTCATAATGGTTCAGGTAGTATTGAGTCTATTGCTGACTTCAGAATTAAAAAGTATTTCTTTAATAATCTTAATAAGAGTTATACTAACAAAGTTCATGTTGTACGTAATCCTTTCTTCAAAGAAATCTGGATTAACTATCCTAAGGGGTCTGCAACAACTTGTACTGAAGCCCTTATATTTAATTATAAAAATAATACATGGACAAAGAGAACATTAGCTAATGTAACTTATACATTTAATGCTCCACAGAATTTTAGTAATACATTTAATTATGCTAAACAAGAGTTGTTGTTTACAACTAACTCAACACAAACACTTATCACAAATGA